TATGTCCGCAATATCAGCCATGATGGAACAGAGCTTTGTACAGGGCCTGAATGGGTTCCTCAAGGTTCTGATAGGAAACAACGTTGAGAGAGACTTGGAGAACTTCTTGACTACAATGTTCAAGGCTGGTAGCGCCGCTGTACTACCCAATCAACTTAACGCCTTCTACAGGGCTGAGAGGGCTTATCTCCCCGACGGCAGGGTCACAAAAGAAGTGGGTGAGCAAGGAGGAGTTACGGGATTGGCTGAAAGGCTGGCACAGAAGTTCATGTACACAATCAAGGACAGGACGTTTGGTCTTTCTGACTACCCCGTTAGAATAAACTGGAAAGGAGAAAAGATAGAACAGACTCCAAGAGGGGCTACGGGAATAGGCTATCAACTGTTTGATGTAACCAAGTCTAGGCAGGGCAGTGCGGATCCGCTTTCAAATGAGATATGGAGGCTGTACGAGCAGACAGAGGATATGACTTCAGTATGCGGAACCCCTTCATACGCTTCAACTAGAAAGCTTAGTATACCCAACATAACTTCAAAGAAGGACATCAAGATGGTCAAAGACCTTGGAAGGGGGTACACATGGATAAACGACGATGAGTTCATGGCAGAAAGAGTGTACCTCTCTACAGAGGAGATAAACAAACTGATGCAGGTGTCTGGAAGGGCGAGGTATGAGGAGGCCATGAAGGTTGTCCAGACTAAAAAGTACAAGGAGGCTAACGATCAGGACAAGGTTGAGATGCTAAACGAAGTGGCCGACGAATTCAATAGCGCGAAAGAATATGGCCCGAACGGATACAGGAAGCACACCATTCTTTTGTTCGATATGATTCAAAAGATTTACGATGCCAGATAAGAAGTTCAAGGACACTAAAGTAGGGAAGTTTCTAAAAGAGAAGCTTCCTGAAGTAGCTGGCAGTGTAGGTAACGTCCTACCTGACCAGGGTGTCTTGGGCATTGTAAGGCGCATAGTGGACGGATCTCCAGAGTTGTCTGCCCAGGATAAGATGGAGTTCGATAGGCTCGCTATAGAGGCTGAAAAGGACGCTCAAGACAACGTGACGAGGAGGTGGGAGGCTGATGCCAAGTCAGATGTAAAGCTGGCTAAGTTTATTAGACCTGCGATACTCATCTGTCTCACTCTGTTCTACATGATCGTGACGGTGTGGGACGGTATGTCCCCTTCGTTCATGCCCCCAGAAAACTACATCAATCTACTTGAGATCCTTATGCTCACGGTGTTTGGAGCTTACTTCGCGGGAAGGACAATAGAGAAGGTTAGGAAATGAAGTTAGATGACGACACAAACTTTGGTATAAACATTAAGTGGTTGATTCAGATTGTAGTAGGTGTCGGCGGTGCCGTAACACTTTACTTTTCAATCATGTCATCGTTGAACGCTCTTGAGATGGAGACCATGCGTCACAACCAGGAGATTGAGCTCAACTCTGAGTTCAGGATCAAGTGGCCGCGAGGCGAGATGGGCAGTCTACCTGATGATGCTGAGCAGAACCTTAGACTCAATCATCTTGAGAAGCGTGTTAATCACCTAGAGATACTGGTTGACGAGCTTCGTCAGAAAGACTGCGAATGAAAAGAGGGGACCCGAAGGCCCCCTCTCTAAGGTTAGCGAAATTACACTGCACTAGGTCGGCGTAACAGCGCTAAGATAATACAACTGGCTTACCCAGCAATGGCTTATCGGACGGGACATGCTCCAGTATCGCAATCGTCGATGTCAACCTCGTCGAGCGAAATACTCTCGATGGCTGTGATCGGGGTTACACTAGCTTTCATCTCCTCGTACTTCTCTTTCGTAATCTCTTCCATTGGAGCCTGATCGAAACCGTGATCGCTGTGGAGGAGAAAAGAAACAGACTTAGTGGCGAAGTAGTTGTTGTCCAGCCACATACGGATCTCGTCAAGTTCCTCTTTGCGGTAGTATATGGTAACGCTTACGCTGTTGTCTGACCACTCAGCCTGAAGTCTCTTAATGACCTCAAGTTGATCTATGGCAGTCATAGAGTTCCCGAACTTAGTTCCTTCAGGGAAAGAGCAAGGGAAGCTAACCACTACGGTGGAGTGATCATCTGTCCCGTCGAAGTTTCGGACGTACTCTACGTGATACCCATGGCTCCTAGCGACTGATGACAACTCACTATCTGCCGCCATTCTAATTCTCCTAATGTAGTATTGGGAGTATCCAGGGTGTGCTCCTGGTGTAACACCAGCAAGAAGTGACAACGTTCCAGAGGGCTTAACGGTGGTAATCTTAATTGAAGGGGGAAATCCATTGATATTAGAATATTCTTTGTCGTAAGCCCTAATATATCCGTAAGCAGAATCCAACCAAGACTGCTGTTCGTCGGTAGCCTGAAGATATCCAGTAACCCCGATTCCCATACGCATGTTCTTGTGAACGATTTCTTCTGTCTCCTTAAGAGAGCATGGTATAGACAGGCTGTGCTTATTGACCCTGTAGAGATACCTCAATACCTTCTTCAACTCTTCATAGGAATCTATGTTAGGCAGATACACTTCAGCCAAGCAACAGGTCTCGAAGTTAGCTAGAGACTGCTCAGCACAAGGGTTGTAACCCATGACATCTGGGTCTGGGTACTCTGTCTCCCCTGTCCTACCCATCTCACGAGAAGCGTCTAGGTTAATGAGTCCGTAAGGTTCTCCGTTGCCCTTATACCCTTCCCAAAATTCTTCAGGGAGCAGGCTTACGTCAGAGCACACAACACTATTGTTGGACATGGCCCTCCAGTTAGGGATGTTGCCCAGGTCCCAGCGCTTGGCTCTCAGGTACTCGATGTCGTCGAAGTCGCCCAAAGCAATTTGAGCTGACCTCCTGACGTTGCCAGCTACCACGATCTTACCGATGATATTCATGATATCTAGGCAGTCTACGCTAGACAACCTGCGTCCAGCCTTGGAGTTTAGGATCCTATTGATTTCCATCATACCCCACACGAGGTCTTCACTTCCGCTGGCTGTACCACCAAAACCTTTGATTGGCGCTCCTTTAGGTCGAATGAGGTGAGTAGCAAACGTAAACCCATCGTTCCCTTTCCCGTCTTGATAGAAGCTGGCTTCAAGCACCCTGTCGAGTAGCTCTACCCAACCCTCACGGGAATCAGGCACAATGAAGTCAGCGTCATTCGCGTCTTTTCGCTCGATCTTAACCTTTCCACTACCGACCTTAGGCAGCTGGTATACGTTCTCACGTTGGATATTGAAGCCGACACCGCTACCAAGCATAAGCATCTCAAATGCCCATGTGAATGGTCTAATAGGTTCGTCAACAACAACAAACGCACAGTTTTGCAGAGAGGGAAGACCCAGTCGGTCAACGGTTTTAGTTCCTAACTGCCACAGGAACCGACCTGCAACTGTGCCTTTGAGATCGAGCATAATATTCTTAAGCTCTTCTTGTTCGGTTTCGTGAAATCCGCAACCGAGCTGTTCGTTACACGCGCCTACAACGCGGTCTACAGTCTCTGGCCACTCTTCAGTTCTGCCGTTTTCGGTGGGCCTTGCATACGTTCTTTTGAACGTGGGGTATCCCACCTCACCCCATGGGATAAGTTTGTCTGTACTCATGATTTTTTTGTTGAAAGGGCCTACAAGTTACTCAGTAATCTCCAAAGTATTTCCATACCCTGTATGATTCTAGATTCCTTATATCCCTTAGGTGAAGTATTGTGATGAGGTCTTTTCGATCCTTGCGCTGATACAACTTCTTGTACGCATCACGCTTGTCTCTTACAACCTCGGTATCTACATTTTGGTTCACGTATTCCAAAAGGTCTACGCGGCTAACCACTGAGAAACCCCCTTCTTCTGGCATGTCGAACGCAATGATTGATGATTCTCCTTTAAGCCAGCCAGGATTTCCCCCAACGTTTTGCAACTCTACCCAAATCTCATCTGGGAGGTTGTTTCCTTTGACGTCTACTCCCCACTTACCTTGGTTGTCCATGGCAAGCCAGTAGTCTACGTGCTTATACATATCGTCTGATCGAGATGACTTGGTCACCTGAAGTCCTTTCTCCTCTGCCGCTCTCACAAATCTGACCTCAGCTACCCTCCCCGTCGAGCCCGAATAAGCCCTCCGTTTTTGACTCAGCATGGTCTTCGTAAAATTGGTTCGAAGCCTCTCTTACGAGGTCGAGTTCTAGATTGATATGTTGCCTAAGCTTTTGTGTCAGCTCTACAACGTACCCTGGGTGTCTCTTTGGCTCCCCCGCCCTGTTGAATAGGTCTTCATAGAAGTTCGCTATCAGGCGGTGCATCCTCTCGGTTGCTACGCCGTAGCTTCGTCCTACGTCCTCCTTTGTTATCTTGTTCATTGCCTTTTATAATACTTACAGCGTGTTCTATCTGCTGTCTATTCTTACAAATAAAAAGCATTGGAAGCGGTTTTCCAAGATCTGTTAAGTATTTCATAAAAAGCTTCCAGCGCATTGGGAAGTCGTGATGAGAATGAAGGAAGCCCTTCGTCTCAATTATCCAGCTCTCGTCTTTGGCGACAAAGTCGGGCTTGTATCGAATTGGGAGGGCAATGCTTCCGCTACGATCGGTCATCTCCTTCTTCTTTGAGGTCATCTTCCAGTACACACCTTCGTATCGGAATTTGTCCATCAAGAGGTATTCGTGCTCCTCGTAGCAGAAACTTAGCCCGTATTCAGACAAAAGATCTGCGCAGGTTTTTTCTAACCCGCTCTTGTATCTTCCCAACTCTCTTTTCCTAGCTGTCTTCCTCTTGGAAGTCTGTCCTCTCTTTCGTTTCACATGGGCAAGGTACAGCCTACGTAGACACGAACTCCTTATTTGGGGACAACTTAAAAGATTTATAGTTATTGAACTCGTGACCAATAGGTTGGAACAGCTTCTCCTGTGTGTTATTCGACCTGAATGACGTCATTGAGGTATCCATAGTAAAGGTTATTGGTTCATCAATCGACGTTGGCATGCCTCCAGTCTCTACATCTCGAACTTTCCTGACGTGTAGTTCAGTTGTTTTCTTGATGTTGTTGTCTGGTGCCTGGACCTTCCTGTGTATGGTAAGGAAACAGTCAGCTCTATTTACAAACTTACCTCCACCCTCGGTGTCCTCAGCGTATGGGGCGACAGGAAGTCCGTCATCACCCTTACGGCGTTGCGCCTCTGTTACAGCGTGCATGTTCAACCATACTGCTACGTCATTAGCGTTAGAGAATGTCAGGAACTCTGAAGCCGCTTGGTAGTGGTAGTCATGGCTATTGCCCTGCCCTGAAAGTTCCAGCTTGAGGCTGTTGTAAGGATCCACCAGAACAGCATCGAACTTCTCTTGACGATAGATTTTCTCAAGGAAGACAATGATGTCGGTGTAGCTGTACACCTGATTGTTGCTAATCACAGTAAAGTGCTTGTTGACCCATGTGTATGCCAGCTTGCGCTGTTCGTAGGTCATGTCACCGATCTTGCGATTGGTAGCGAACTGCATCAGGGTCATCTTCAACGAAGCTGTCCTATTCTCAGAAGAGTACACCACCCACTTCCAATCGTGGCGGCGGGCGGCGTTAACCATCAGGTAGAGCATCATAGTGGTCTTACCTACGTTGCTGTGGCCATTGATGATAGTGAACTCTTTCTTGTAACGGAAGTGCTGGTCGAGTTTCTCGTCACCCGTGTCGAGTCCCACTTGAATTTTACCATTGGCGTAGTCGTCAATCCACCTGAAGTCTTCGTCATCAGAAGAGATAAAGGACATGTCACCATCATTGATGAGGAGCTGACGCTGAGCGTCCTGCTCGGCTCCAATGGTTTCTTTGATGGGGTCGTTCTTTCCTCTCTCTAATCCTTCTCGGATGGTTTTGATGGCATGTTCCTCGCTGTCAATCTCACGCTTGGTAATCTCACGCATGAGAACCCTTATGGCCTCTTCCTCCTCAATCCTGCCAGCACCTACGAAGCCACCTACGAGACGTGCGGAACGAAGTAGCGTGTTGTGCTTCTCTCCGTCCTCACACTGCCTAATCATGCGACAGGCAAGGTTCAGCTTCATATAGTCTGTTACAGCTCCTACGCGGGCCTCTTGCACTTGCTCGCTACGCTCAGAAGCAAACGCCCCAAACCTGTTAGCCCCAGGATTGAGAATTAGGTCAGGGTCATAGGACTCGAAGCAAGCGCGTGACTCGTTGACACCAGACTCGTCAACCTCAAGGTCGTACTGCTTATGGAAGTAGTTCTTGAGTGCTCGGAAGTGATCGCGGTGTCGCTCAGGGTTGGTTACACGAACCAGTGCCTTGAGCCCGTCACCCGACGGAGAAACCCAACAGGAATAGACGTGATTGTCAGTAGCCAGTACCGTCTTGGATTTCTCAACGTCGATGTGATCGAAGTCCAGTACAATAAGTCCACTGTGGTCAAACAAGCCTTCGTCGCTACGGTCCGAGAACTCACCGCTGAAGCATACAATCGGGAGCGTCTTCTTTGCGTCCTTGTCACCATTACGAACAGCTTCAATCGTGGTTTTCGATTGGCCCTCCCTTATTCGCTCCAGCGCCGTATGCACTTCCACGTGGTGTGGGGCGTTTTTGTCGTACAGGTTCTTGAAGAAGGTTACTTTCATCGGTGTATTGATCTTTAATTATTAATTGCAGGTACTCGATTGCTTTGAGGATGTCCTGCTTACCACCCTTCATTTTGTGTCTACACACATACTTAATTACGTTAGCCTCCAAGAACGGGATGTCATTGGCTACAATGAATTCCACAGGAGGTATGCTCATGTCATAATGCTTAGGCTTCATATTGCGTTGCTGTTTACGTATCCAACTATTTTTTTAGACCGAATCTTCTTTATGATGACTCTTTTGTCTCCTTTGTACGTTTTCCCGTAGTGGTGACGCCTCAGTCTGTCCATGGTGTGTGGGCTGTAAGCCATAATGTCCTGCGGGGTATCGTACCTGCTTACGGCCCAGGCTTCGAGGTTATATACCCTCTTGCCTTTTTTAATGGCTATGTCAAGCGTCAGGGAGTATATCGGGGGTCTTGAGTTTTGCATTCCACTTTCGTTTCAATTTCTTAGAAATCCATACCATATCTACCTTTTGGCCAATCTTGCCCCATGTATCGGGCTTGGTAAGGATGACGCAGTTGTCTCCTTCTTTATTGGGTATGAAGAGTAGCAGGAAGTCTGTGTCGAATTTAGGTACTGACACAGTGAAGTCTTTGTCGTAGTTCTCTGCGTGAACATGGAACGTCATCGTCCTCCCGTTTTTTTTCCCAGAGAAAGTTTGGGGGCTGAGAAACTTAATGTCCCTCAACCCCCAATCTATTGCGGCGTATAGCCCGAACCCTTTAGAAAGGAAGGTCATCCTGAGCTACTTGAGCTGAGGCGGCCTTGGCTTCACGCTTCTCCTTAGCGGCATCGCTGTTAGGATTGAATACGCGGGCGCAAGCCTTGCCATTCTTACTCATGAAGAGGGTGAGGTAGATGTTTCCACCTTTGCCTTCGGCGTCACGACGAGTGACATACTGATCCAGCATGTCTTTCAGCTCGTTGTCCTTGAGACGGACATTCCAGCTCATCAGCTCGTTGTTGTCATTGTACTTGGGGTCATCGGCCCAGCCGACGAGAACGGAGTCATACTTAGTATCGCTCATTTGTTTATTGGTTTATATTAAAGGATTACGTTTATTAAAAGTGCTACAAAGGTAATGGCTATTGAGTACACAGCAATCATAAAAGAGCCGTGAATTAGATATGTAGCGTGGTTATACCTTGAGCCTAAGGTAGTCTTTAGAAGGGAGGGTGTCTTCCCGAAGAAACTTTTCAATTCTCTCGATAGCATCGTTAAACTTCATTTCTCCTGCAAAGAGAGTCTCTTCAGAACACTCTATAATAGCAGGAAGGTAAGGATTCGTCTTCTCCTGAGCAAGCCAAAAGAACTCGCTAACACCGAAGACCTTGGTGTATATGTACGCTTGTATATCGTAACTGAAGTCACGGACGCTGTACCTGAACTTGCTAATGGACTTCGTAGACTTGGAGTCTACAATGTATCCGTCACCCAGGCAGTCAAGAAACCCTCTGACCTTTACTGGCCCAATCATCTCATTGAATTCTACTTGGTAGTTACCGCTTGACAGGTACTGGTCGGTAAGCCCACAGACATTGAGCCTGTCGATCATTTCGTTTGCCATCTTCCAGTCTTCAGGTGAGCATATCGTTTTGCCGTTTGACTCAGCCTCTTCGACAAACTGTGATTTTACGCTCTTAAAATCAGAAGAAAGCTTAGGCTTCTTCATCTTCTTCGTCGCATCTGAACACAGGTCTAAGATTTTGTCGTCTGACAATATGGTGTACTCATCCATAGCTCTCTCCCGTTCGAACAGGAGCATATCGTAAAGCGTTCCGAAGGTGAGTGCAGGTGACTCAAACTTAATCTTGCGCTTCATGTAAAGGTCGAACTTGGCCATGTCGTCAAGCGCAACCTTGAGAGAGGAGTACGACAAGTGTGACTTGCCGTACCTCTCTTCGAGGGCTGATGGGATATCAATCATTGCAGTAAGGGTGTAGTGACAATGCAGTCGGACACCATATACCTACGTATAGAGCCGCTGTCTGACTACCCGTAAACCAAAGGGTCAAGGATAGTGTCATCGAGGCCAAGGAAAAGGCCAGTAAGAATTTCTGTGTATTGTTCATCGTACAAACTTTTTAAGTCCAGCTTTTTGCTTGTCGCTCAGGTCGTCACCATACTTAGATAGGATGCTGTCATAAGCCTTAGCCTTATCCTGCTGTCCCTTGATGTAGTTTACTGCCTTGTCCATGATGGACACTGTGTTCTCCTTAGCGGCGGCAGGGCGAGAAACCTTCTCTTCCTTCATGTCTACAGGTGTTGATTCCTGTTTAGCAATCGCGTCTTTGACCTCATTCGCCGAAGCGATAGAAGCATCAATACCGATGCCAAGCATAGCCAAAGCACGCCCTACAGCTGACGTCTCGCAGTTCTCTACGTATGACGTCTTGTTGATGTTTGAGGCTGTCTTCACCTCGTGGGCGTGTCCCACTGCAACAACGCTCCCGTCTCGATCGGTAATTGTGGCTCGGCACAAGCACTCGTCAGAGGTGAGCATGGGAAACTCAGTATGCAACCCCCAGTTTTTGTACTGCTCTTCTTGACGAAAAAATTTGATGCGTTCGTTGACCTCAACGTACTGCTTGCCACGGATGTTCGTGGTCTTGAATTTGTAGTTACTCATTGTTTTACTGATTTTCATTTAATGTGACTATAGTTTCCAAACCTAGAGTAGGGGAGACCTTCGGCTTTGCACCTTAATTTTTTTTCTTCTTGTTGTTTGGTTGCTAGTTTCATCTTCTTTTCAAAAAATGCCTTGCTGTACACACCATCAGGCGGAAACCAACCCCCTACTATTTCTGAGGCAGGACGCCTCTTCAATGTGTACTTGACTTTGAATTTACTCACGCTTGTGTGATTGGAATTGAATTGAGTTCGTTGCGCAAAATTGCGGCTTCTTGTTCTAAAATGTGAATCTTGTTTGTTATGGAGGCGAGCTTGTCTGCCTTACTTGATGCGGATAACCTGTTGTCTACAATCATGACAGCCATCTTGTGTAGGTCATCGTAGCCTTTCCAAAATTGCAGGTTGTCTTCGTGACCCAAAAGCATATGAGCGATTGTAGACCTGTCTCTGCCGAGAACCTCAGCTACCTCCTGTTGGTTGTCAGCCCAGCTACTTAGGGCCACTGCGATGGCGTTGCGTGCCATTACTTGTTCTGCCTTTCGTGAGCCATCAGGAATCATTGCGATGGCATTGTAGTAGCTCTCAATGGACGAGAGCATTAGTAGTTTTCTATTGTGTGGATTAAATCTCATTATGTGAATTTAGTGTGTGTTTGTGTAATAAGCAAGAAAAGGCGGACTTTGTTTCTCAGGGGCCACTCACTGGCCTTGTTACGGGTTCTCCCCGCACACCATACGTCCGCCCCGAAAGTCAGCGTTCTGACTTTGCTTCTTTCTTGATGGCTCCGTAACAGGCGGCGTACTTAATCATAGCGATAATGACGCTCTCCGTTTTGTCGCGGAGGTTGTGCATCTCGATCTTGACCCCGTCATCGTATCCGAATATGTCGCACCTATCGTCAATGAACTTGGAGGCGATAGAGTTGCAGTGGTCAACGAACTGGTTGAGATGAAGAGGTAAAGGCATCTCCATCCAATCGTACACGTCCTGCTCTATGATGTCCTCACAGGCAAAGACCTTGGCGATTACATCTTCCTTGCTGTTGTCCTCCGTAATGGAGGCTACAATCCTGATTGCTCTTTCGTTATTCATTAGGTAGGTGAAATATTAAGGTGGGTTTTTGATTACCTCGCATCTCTGCGAAGTCATAGTCGGGGGTGACGCATACCTCTCCGTTGGGGAGCTTGTATGCCCAGATTACTTGGTCGTCTTCTTGAATGTAAATAGACATTACTTGATTGGTTTTCCGTATAAATCGTCTTGTAGCCTGTCGAATTTCTTGCGAAGCAGAACAGCCTTAGAGTAGTTTTCTTCTTTGAGTTTTAGTATCGCTTCTTCAGTGATAGACATCAAACGATGCATTTGCAGTGTAGTCATCTTGCATTTTTAATTTTAGCTTGGCTTCGTAGTTGCGGAGCGTTGCGTCGAGGATGATGGCGGAAAGCCTGTCTCCAGGGTTACGTGACAACCTCTTACTGTACTCGTCTATGCGGCGGCGAAGCTCGGCCATGTGTTCATCGGTTATCATGTGCGGCGTGGATTGATGAT